CTGCATTTGATGCTAAAAAGTTCTACAATTACATTTTAGATTTAAATCCAAGTTACTATGTGGTGCCAGATGTTCTTGAAGATGCACAAAAAACAATTGTATCATTTCTTAATTGGGAAAATAATCATGACATGACTCCCATTAAACACATTCCAAAGATTGGTGTTGTTCAAGGAAAAACATATGAGGAACTTGCAACTTGTTATGCGTTCATGAACGAAAAAGCTGACTATATTGCGATTTCTTTTGATTATTCGTATTATCAGCAATCAGCATTAGGAAAAAATAAACTTGAAAAGTGTCGTAATGGTCGAGTAAAATTTATTAAAGACCTTATCCATGATGGTATTTGGGATGAAAATAAACCACATCATTTACTCGGGTGCGCATTACCAGATGAATTTAAAGAATATTATAGGGTAACTGGTGCAATTAGATCTATTGATACATCAAATCCGGTTGTAGCTGGTATGCATAATATTCGATATATACCTAAAATTGGACTTGTTGATAAGCTTAGTGTAAAGCTTTGCGACCTTATTGATGCATCTCTTTCATCAACGACTGTTAGCAATGTGTTATATAACGTTAAACAATTTAGAACTTTAAACAACTTATGATAATTAATCTTAGTAGAGAAGATTGTTTAAAGTTAGCAGAGACTCTAGACAATGAAACAAATGCATACCTCGTTGACGATTGTATTGCAACTTGGGATAGGAAAAACCTTTGGATGTTTAAACCTATTGCACATATTGTAGCCAAGAGTATTACGAGCGTGATGTTTGCAAATACAGAGACTCACAATGATGAAAAAATATTGTATGTGCAGCGTGTATTCACCATACCTGAACATCGAAAGAAAGGTTATTTTAGAGACATGTTTAATGAGGTGTATACAAAAGCATTTGATGGTGGTACACGTTATTTAAAATTGTTTGTTAATAACGATGCTTTTACAGCATACAAATCAATGAAGTTTAATCTTGTAGAAAAAACAAAAGATGGTGATTACTATATGGTGTTTATTCCGATGCTACATAAAACTTTAGAATATAATAACTTCCTCGGAACATTATCACCAAAAGAGTGGTTTATGACAACAAATATGAATCAATATTATATTGACTTGCAATGGAAATACGATACAATTAATTTATGATTATTTCATTTACAGGAGCTCAGTCGACAGGTAAGTCGACTTTATTGGAACGGTGTGAGAAAGAGTTTGGTGATAACTTTTATTATTTTCCAGAAATCACTCGAAACCTAAAACGTGATTTCGGATTATCAATTAATGAAGCAGGTGGTGATATTACTCAGTGTTTGATTATGTCCGAACATGTTAAGAATAATATTCTTGCAAATCATTATTTTAAATCTGAAGGCAAAAATACAATTTTAGATCGGTGTGTGCTAGATGGGTTGGTATATACTATGTGGCTTTGTAAAGAAAAGAAAGTATCAGAATGGGTGCTGGATTATGCTTTAAAGATCTTCGAGGAACTTATTGTAAATATCGATGTTATTTTTTATACTGATCCAGCTGATGTACCATTAGTTGATGATGGTGAACGAAGTGCTGATATTAATTTTAGAAATGATATTATTAAAATTTTTGATCTTATCATTAAAAAGCATTATTGTAATGGTAATAACGACATTTCTAATATTGTTATTTTATCAGGTACAATTGAGGAAAGAATGAATACTATTAGACACACCCTAAAACTTAAAGGAATTAAATATGAAAACAACTAAACTAGACAACTCAAATATTGATGTTCATCTTGGTAAGACATCACAATATAAATCACAATACGATAACTCTCTACTTGTAAGAGAACCTCGTAGTAATAATCGTAAACATCTTAGTATTGATGACGATAAACTCCCGTTTGTTGGTTATGATACATGGAACGCTTATGAAATTTCAGCATTAACTTATAATGGCTTACCTGTTACTGGTGTTGCGAAAATTGTATACTCTTGTGATAGTAAGTATATTGTAGAATCGAAATCCCTTAAGTTATACTTCAACTCATACAACATGACTAAACTTGCAGTCACACCTAGTGAGGTAAGAGCAAAGATAGAATCTATAGCTAGCAAAGACCTTTCTAACCTTTTGGAAACAGAAGTTCATGTTAGGATCTTTTCAGATCAGGAAATCGTTTTTGAAAATGTAAACTTACTCGATGAATATTATGAGAATTTTGTTACCATTGAAAGTGAGTATGAGCATATGTTAACTGATGAGTTCACTGTATATCAAGAAACTCCTGAGTTGATTGAGATGGTACCAAGTAATGGTGTAACTAAGAAGTTTCATAGTGCTCTTCTTAAATCTAATTGTCGTGTAACTTCTCAACCAGACTGGGGTGATGTATATATCACTTATAAAGGTAAGTGGGATGTTGATCCTGTATCTCTTCTAAAATATATTATCTCATTCAGAGATGAGTGTCATTTTCATGAAGAAATTTGTGAAACTATTTACAAACGTTTGACTGATTATTTGCAACCAGATGAGCTAAGTGTTATGTGTTTGTATGCTCGTCGTGGTGGTATTGATATCAATCCAGAACGTGTATCTCACGAAAGTATGTTGCATCCTACTCTGAGCAATGAGGAATTTACTCATGCAAAGACTCCAAAGCAGTAATTACATCTGAACATAAAAAAGCCCGCTAAACTTAATTAGCGGGCTTTTTTAATAATTATGCTTCGTAACCCTGTCTCAATCTTACTTGACGACCAACTGTTCTAAAATAAACGTTAGTTGAAGATAAACCACTGAACACCAAATTATATGCACCACTTTGAAGTGTAATCATTGGGTTATCAACTACCGAATACCCGTCACCAAGAACAACAGCTGATAAACTATTAGCAGATACCACTAATGTGGTTGTTACAAAGTTTGGATCGTTAAATTTAACTGTTGCAGATAAGCCTGAAGTTGAGGTTAGGTAAGATGATGCAATGTAACCATATACAACTGTACTACCACGGTTTGATGGGATTGTAAGCGAAATACCTGTTGATGTTGCTGATAGTGTGTTAGTTAATCCAGAACGGCCTGCTGCAAAGGCTAGAGACATCGGATTTAATGAAGCTGAACCACTAAGTGGGACTGCACCGAGTTGTGTATCTGCAGAAAGATTTAACGTGCAAGTAATAGCAGATGTAGCACCGTTGAATGTAGCACTCTGCACTGTTGTTGAAATTGGAAGGAGATATTCGTAAGCCATATTAATATTTATGGATCGACGTGAAATTTTTTACAATAAAAAACCCTTGGTAGAGCAATCTACCAAGGGTCGAAAAACAAACTAATTGTTTTTACATATAGACTGATTGTACACCAGGAGTGAAAGCAGTACCAAGGCCTTGAACAAGCACTAAATGGTAGTAAAGATTTGCACCGAAGATATTATCGACAACACCATAACGTGTAAGCAAGCCTACGCGTGGAGCGAAATCGTTAGGACCAATGGTTCTTTGTACCATGATAGGGATGTATGGGCAATAGATGATACCTGTATCATAGAATTCAGGTCCCTTGTAACCAAGAAGAGCATACTCAATAGCTGGGCTATTTGCAGTATATCCTGTATTGGAATAACCTGGGTTCTGAACTTCTGTACGAGTATCACGGTAAACTGTGAAACGACCACCAACTGTACCTACCTTAGCAATACCTACGCCTTGTGTGCTAACGTTACCGTTAACAGACATCCACTGGAACTCAGGGAGCATTTCAAGGATTGCGCACACTTTTGGTGTGGCAACGATGAAGTTTGCAGCCCCGCGTCTGTTGCGGACAGCGATTTTGTTTGCCTCGATAATAAGTTTTTGATAGAAGTCACGGTTACGTTCTGCTAACCAACGGCCATCAGCTGATGCTGGACTCCAGAAAGAGTAACCTGCGCCGGAACCTGCATTGAGTGCTGATTGGATCATTCTCATAATCATTTCACGGTCGATTTCAGCCTGAATTTCATACGACATTGCGTTAGTTAATTCAGCATCTACATCGATACCGTTCATGTTTTTGAGATCCTGTTCAAGCTCAATAGACCAGCGGGCACCTAATCTGCGTGTCCCTGCTTCAACTGCTGTCTTCTCGAAGCTAACTTCTACTGTTGGAATGTTGGAGTTGATTTCGAAATTCTTAAGAATTTCAGCAACACCTGTATCAGCTGCATTGAATGCCCAAGCACTGTTACCAGTCAACGAAGTTGACGAAGTACCGGTGTAACGGGTTTCAAGGAACTGATATCCAAGTTCGTTAGAGAGGTTACCTGTACCTGTAGCATAGTTAACTTGCTGCTGGCTATGATAGCCAGAAGCTGCAACTGTACCAGGAGCGTCGATGCTATTGCTACCACCAAGTGTGGTATTACCATACTTGTAACGGAGAGCAAATGCAAGGCCGACTGGACCAGACATAGGTTGTACCCCAACGATTTCATTAGAAATAAGCTCTGGGAATGTACGTCTAATCATTGGAATCAAGATCTTTGGAAGACGTGCATCACCGGTTGCATAGGAGTCACTGTTTGGAACAGCACCACCATAACCACCTAGATTTGAACCGTTGTTGGTGAAGGCAGAGCCTGTACCACCTGCAACGTTTGCTTCTTGGAAACAGTACTGCTCTTGGTTTTCAAGAAGCATCGCTGTTGACAAGCGTCTGTAAGAGTCTTCAATAGGAGCAACTGTGTCTGACGAATAGTCAAGCACTGGAGCCCACTTCTCAAGGAGCGCGGAGGCTCTTGATTCATTGATGAACGATACTGGAGCGTTAATTTTTTTCATATTTTTTATCATTTGGATCTCATGGGATTGATTACCCAAGCAACTCAAGTCTTACGACTTCATTAATTTTTATCGTGTCTTATTTAGTTCACCCAAATAAGACGAAATTAGTGGGTCTTGCTTCTGCGATTTATTACTTTCAGTAACAACTCTTGGAGCATCACTCTTAACTGTTCTTTTGCTAAATGCATCTTCTCTGATAACTTCGAGCTGTTCAGCTTCTTTCTTATCAAAGAGTTTTGATACATAATCAAAATTTTCTTTTACAAACTTAAGATCTTTATCAGAAAGGATCTTCTTAAGATATTCTTTCTTCGAATCAGGCATCTTAGCTGTATTTGATTCAATGAATACACTTTTCTTCATTGATTCGATTTCTTTCTTAAGCTTGTTGTTTTCACTAACAAGTGAATCAACCTTTGTTGTTGCTTCATCAATTTGATGTTTACCTTCAACAACTGCATCTTTAATTGACTCTGTCATAAGAGCAGAATCAATTGCAAGTGTTTTTCTAAGACCTTCAAGTACTGCTAAAGCTTGCTTATTTTTTGTTGCTTCTTCAATAGCTACTGTTGGAATAGATTCTTCGATGTATGCATCGATATATGTTGAAAGAGACTCAACTAACTGAGATTTAAATACACCTGCAGACTCATTAAGTTCTTTTTCATACTTCTTAACAATGTTAACAAGCTTCTTTGAATTGTTTTGATCAATAGCTTCAACAACTTTAGTTAGCTTGTTAGAATGATCACTATTAATAGCTTCTAGAAGACTTGTAAGCTTAGATGCATACAAGTTATCTTGTTTTGTTAATGCACTTTCAACATGAAGCTTGATTTTTTCATTGAACGCAGTTTCAATCGTATTCAACGATTCTTCAGATAAGAGATTTTGAGGTATTAGGTCCTTTAACATAAATTAAAAAAGTGTTGGCTTAACTGCTTGTGAAATTTTAGCTTGAAGTTTGGTTTCAACTACTTGCTTTAAGTATTTATTGGCCTCAGCATAATTTTCTTCGCTAACACACTTAATAAAGTTTGCAAGTAAAACATTTTCTTTGACAACCTTTTTATTCTTTTTATCTTTGATTGCCTTTTTCATGGATTCCTTTTTGTTACCATCTTTATCCACATCTAGAAAGTCTGGCTTTGAACCCTTTTTAGCTTTTTTATTAGCTACCATTTTTTTGGTAGCACCTTTTGACTTTTTGTGTGTTTTAGCCTTTGCCATAAAGATATTTATAGTTTAGAGATAAATTTTAAGATCTGCTCCGTTAAATATTTTTCAACTTCCTTTTTAGGTAGGGTTGAAATATTATTTTCGAACTTTGTATACAACTCTTCAAACTTACCATCTACATCTAATACAAATTGTTTTGATTCTAAAATACCATTTACAAAAGCTTTTGGACAAGAAGGATCAGCCACACAGTCAACAGCAATAAGTTTCATATTACGAACTGTATTATAGTCTGAACCCTCTTCAAGTGTACCTAATGCTCGTGAAGACATACCAACTTTAACACCATCGTTGATTAGAGACTTAACAATTAAACCACATGGGGTAGAAAGTACCTTTGACTTACCAACAATAACATTACCATCTTCATACATCTCAGTTACAAGATGACAAGCTCTTTCAAGATCAACATCTGCAGATGCTGGGTGGTTTAATTCTCCCATTGCTCTCTGAGTTTTAATCATTTCTTCTGTGTAACGTTTAACTTCACGTTGAAGTTCGTGTTTAGGATATTTTCTATTGTTTTTGTTAACGTCTTCCGACATCATGTAAGGACCTCTAATAAAAAGCGATGAAGGGCTATTTCTATTTTGTTCTTCGTAGATGTATTCGAATTCTTCTTTGATTGGTTTTTCTACTAGTAGGTTTAAACGCATAGCCATATATTTATTTATTTATTAACAGTTAGTTGTTTTTCTGTAATTATTATAAATGTTAAACCTTTTTTACTACACCATTCACGTGCAGCGTGCCATTTAGCTTGGTTAGTTACCCACATTGTTTGCTCGTAAATTTAATTAGATTTTTTACGGTATTTTGTTTTTGGTGGGTTTAATTGACTGGAAGGTTTGATTTCAACAAGATATTTTTTTGTTGTGCTACCCTCTTTTATCATAACAAAATTATCTACAAAATATCGATGCATTTTATTATCAAGTGGGTTGATATATGGTACAATTACGTTTTCACTACCCCATTTTAATACATTCTCATTTACATCACAAAACTTCATAAACCGAAGTTCGAGAGATGATCGATAGAATGCTTTTGATCCAATAAACTTATCAATGTTTTTTGGTATAAAAACTCCTTGAGTGTATTTTGAATTCTTTTTAGCAGTTAACATACATTAGCCGACAATGAACATAACGGGATTCGCGTCTCCGAATCCAGGTGATGCACCTTCATATAGTTCTTTTTCAAGTGTAGCTTTTTCACCAAGACCTTCTTGTAGTAGATCATAATTGAGAGACCCACCACCAAGCAATGTTACTTGGCCGAACTTACCACGGACTCTACCAACCGTTATTTTAGTTAACGCTAAAGCATATTGATAAATCCATGGTTCCATGATTACATCTCTAATAGCTTTTTCAACATAACAACACACTACACCAAAAAATCTACTAGACCCATTTGGATTAGGTTGTGGGTAGATTTTAAGCATCTGGGTACGATCATTAAATTCAAATGATCTACGCGTTGCTAGCATCTTTTCTCTCATGTCGATCCACTCTTTCATTGTGTACCATGATACAAGATCAAAACCATAATTACCCATTGCATATGAGAAATATGTTTGTTGAGCTAATGTTTGCTCTAGTGTAAAGAGCGTATTAATACCTTGATTACTACCTTCTTCAAAGTTTGTTACAGCCATCACCTTTCTATAATCTAAGATATCATAGTCATAAACAGTATTAATTAACGTTGCAGCGACAGGTACTTGTTCAACTGTAGGTGTTTCAACATATGATGATTTAAATGATGTGGATAGAGATGAATTCAACGCTACAATCTGACTATATGTTGGATTGCTAATTAACTCAAAAGTAGGAATACCATTGGTAAAGCTTGCACTTAATGCTGATGATGAGGTGAAATATGAACTTGCAATAGCAGATGTACATACATACGCGGTACTAGTTAGTGTAATGTAATATGAAGAACTTGGACGGGTTATCTCGTGTGCATTTTGTTGAGACTGAGATAGTCCAGTCTTTGCTAGAGTGTAGAGTTTATCAAGAGGTAAACCAACATTCGGAATATAAAGATTAGAATCAAAAATTAAATTCTCTTGTGTGTAACCTGCAAACTTAGAAAACATTTCTATAGCTATAGAAATATTCTCATACAGTTGATCCTTATGTATCTCTACAGTGACAAGAGGGTAACCTAATGATCTTAGAATACGGTCACCAAGTCGGTCAAACGTTGTGATCTTTGAATTAAGATTTGTTGACTGAAAAGCTGATATGGGTGAAATAGCGCAAGGTAAACTCATTACCTTTGTATTTATGCAGCTGGTGCCGCTGTTTCAGCTTCTGGTGGTGCTTCCTCAGCTGGTGGTGTTTCACCTGGAGGTGCACCTACATCTGCAGCACCACCTCCAAATGCTGGTGGTATACCACTTCCACCCCCACCTAATGGTTCTCCACCTTCAGGAGGCGCTGCACCAATTTCAAAAGCTTCTTTCCAATCTGGACCACTATTTTGAATTTGTTGAATTTCCCACTGAAACTCTGCATCTTTTCTAAGATACTCTCTATTAGCAAGAACTTGTAAATCGGTCCAACCAAGATATTTTTTCTGCGCAAATGTCTTAGAAATAAATTCACTCTGTGTAAGTGTACCGTAATTAGTTGCTTTCAATTCAAGTTTTTGATTCTCTCTTAGATCGTAGAAGTTTGTTGGTGGGTTAAACTCAATAGAGATATGTGGTTCTTTGAGTTCATATTCATCCCAAAGTTTTTTAAGCTTTAGATGAGTAATAAATGCTTTCTTAAGACCATATGAAAATCTTTGCTGCATTCTAATCACAAAACGAGCAAACTTAAGTTCTTCTCTCAAGATTTCATTACCATCTCTAAATGCGTCTTGTGGGTCTAATCTTGAAGTTGGTACTTTAAGCGATCTATATAGCTTTTTAATAAAGTACATCAAGTCAGATAATTCACCAAGATTAGCACCACCAGGTAATTGTGTTACAGATGTACCTTCTGATCCTTGACGCTTTGCAAACCAAAATGCATCTAACATTGACTGCGGCGTGAATTTTTGAGCAACATCATTTTGATCAGAGTCAAATGTTTTTGTTGACCAATAATTTTGAATCAACTTGCGAAGATATGCTTCAGCTTTTGGTGGTGGCATATTACCAACATCCACATTGAACACAAGACGTTCTGGTGCTCGTACCATACGGTAAATAACAATTGCATCTTCAATAAGTGAAAGCTGTCTATATGCTCTTCTCGCGTTTTCTAAAATTGGTAAAACAAACGTTCTATTTTCATCATAGATACCAGAGCTTACGTAAACAATTTGATTTTCATCCATTGGAATGAAATCATATTTTTCGACCTTTGTTGGATGATTTGGATCGATTATAGGTTTCTTATAGATAAACCCCTTAATCATCAAATTTTGAATATTATTATAAACTGGATCGCAAAGTTCAGGTGGAATATTAACGAACCCTAAAATACCTTGATCCGAATAGTCTTTATGAATAATGTTTTCAAAAAACACTTCACCTTCAACTAAAAACTGTCTAATATATGACCAACCTTTATTTTCAAGATCCATATACTCAACAATCTTTTGAAACTCTGTATTGAGTGTTTGTTGTTGTATATCAGTTAACTTTTGTTGTCTAATTTCCAATTTAACAATATCACCATTTTCATCTTTATTAACAAATTCATCACAAATTTCATCAAGTGCATCTGCAACATCTGAATATGCTGCCATAACACGATAATCACGAAGACGACCACCTTTATCTTGATTTACATTAGCATATAATACAGACTGTAGTTTATTATCTGAGTTAAAAGCACTTGCAGATGCTTCATCTTTTCCAATAGCAACAGAGTTATTAGCAAGTGCTTCACTTCGTTTACCTCCATTATGATTGAATATTTTATATTTTGGATTCTTTTCTTCAAGATTATCTACTTCTTTATATGAGTATGGCAATCTTTGAGAGATATAGGTCATTAGACCTCTACCAAACGTTGATGCTTTACCTGTGTCGTTTTGCTGATATGCCATAATTGTATATATTTAACTCAATTCAGTGAGAAAACAATATTTTTTGTTTTTGCTGATGAATCCCAGAATGGTTCGTTTGCAGTTACAATAACAAAATCACCAGATTGAGATGTGTATGGTAATGTAAATGTTATAATACCATCATTAATAATAGTATAATTTTCAACTAATGAACCTGTTATTATACCATCTTTAATGGTGGTAATAGATGTAACACTAGGGAACAAACTAATGTTATTTGAACTTAACATTAGATATTTTACACTTGTATAAAACTCACCTAGTAACATAAACGATGCACTAGACAAATTATTTGTCATTGAAGTATTTTGAGTAACTTCAAGCTGTGCTCCAGTGTTAGCTAATCCAAGATAAATATTTTTAATCGTTGGTACACCAGATACAGAGAATGTATCTGTACCATTTGGAAATTCTACACCACTTAATGAGTCATAAGACCCGTAATTTAAATCTAAACCACTTACTGCGTTAAATGACGTATTAACAACGTAGATTGGTGTAACGATTTCTTTTTGTTTAAACAACCAACCTTCGATTGTAAACGATGTATCAGCAACCACCCGATACTTATCAGATGATGTGAGATCTACAGGGGGTGTAAAATTAACAGATCCATTCCATAACACCTTTGATCGTATCTCCGCATTGTATCCTAACCCAAACTCTTCAGGTAATTTCCATGCAAGTATAATATATGGATTATTATATGGTGCAAAATTTGAAACTATTTGATCAACATCTGATTGGTATTTACCAATAATCGACATCGTTATATCGATATTGATCGGTACAGGAGATTTTATATTTGAAAAATTCTTCTGCGTGTTTTTATAAGCAGTAGGTAAATAAAACCCATCTAACTTATTAAAAACACGCTTTTCATCTCGAGTTATACTATTTACATTAACACATACAACTGGTAAAGTGATGTTATGTTGTTCGTTAATAATATCATATAATACCCGCTGTTTCGGTGCAAGTACATATCTAACTTCTAGAGTTGACTGCGGAACTCGATTATTATCATATCTCTTTACTAAACAATCGTCAAACGCAGATACGAACTGCGTAAGCAAATTCTTTATTTCAAAATAGAAGTTATAGTTTTTCACTCATATATTTATCAAACAAATCGATCGATAAAGTATTTAGGTAGGATTTTAGTGTTATTTTTGAGTACATTTACAACAGCACCGTCTAAAATATAGGTAACACAATGATCTTCTTTTGATCTAATACCTCGACCGCACGCCTGAATCAATGAACAAATCATTTTATTTTCATACCATTTCTTATCTAATTCAAACAGCTTTTTAATTCGCTTGTTCATCAAAGGTAAGTATGGAGCTTTAATGATGATCTGAAACCGTGCAAGGTCATCCTTTAAATCAATACCATGAGTGAGTGATGGTGAAACCAAAACTGTTGGGTCTTCTGTCTCGTAATGCAGCTTCAAAATTTCATCATTCATAACACCTTGCTCTCTAAACAAAAACCGTTTTGTGTTACACTTCGATTTAACTGCATTTGTAATATCTAAAGTATGCGTATGGATAATTCCTTTATCACCTTTATGATTTTCACAAATTTTCTGCACCATATCGATAATTGTTGGTAATGTTGCTTTTAAATTAAACGAATTGAGTTTATGCTTTGTATTAACATAAATTGGAGCAGCTTTACTATCAAATGGTGAATCTGTATCAATAAACTTGTAATTTGTAACTCCTAGAGTTTTAGCGAAGTTAGCCTCATCGATAATAGTTGCTGACATCAAGATAATCTTGGTACCATGATCAAACAAATATTTGGATAACACATCTACTTTCAATGGAGTAAATGTAATAATATCTTTTTCACGTTCAATAATATACTCACTATCCTGCCAGGTTGAGATAAGAAGTTGTAGCTTACCGTGTAAGTTTTTAAGAGCAATCATCTTATTCTTTTCACTTTCAAGATAGTTGCTAAGTTTTTCATTACCTGAAATAGAGTTTTCAATCTGTTTAGATCGTTCTTGCACAGCCATTGCAAGTTGTTCAACACCTCTATATGCTTTTGAATAGTCTTGAGTTGAAAAAATTGTATAATCCACCTTACAATCATCAAGGAAGTCTAAATTAATTGCACAAGTAAATTCCTTTACAATCTGATCTTCAAGTTCAGATGCTTCATCACAAATAATATATTCACGATTCTTAACATGATCAGGTAATGAAAAAAACATGTTGTAGTTAAGTGTTGCAAACTTACTTACAATAGCATCATTACGTGCCTTATAGTATGAACAGAAGTCTTTCTTCCAGCAACTATCCTTCAACTTCTTAATATGAACACATGGTGCTGTTTCAACAGAATAATCTTTATCGATTTCACAAAGGTAGTTACTCTTACCTTTGAGGACACTTACATCATCAAAAAATTGTTTATATTGATCTTGTAATCCTTTTGTAACAGTTAGTACAAAGCTACCAAATCCTGGTTCTTTCAAACAATCCTCTCCATACTCATACCCCATCCCATTTTGTTTAAATGCAAGATATGATGTAACAATATTTTTAAAATCTGTTGAACACTCCTTAGCAATATTTCCAACAGTTTTAGATATAAACGATTTACCCGTTCCTGTTGGAGCTCTTACAATGACAAATTTATAACCCTCAGAAAATGCTTTGTCAATGTTGTTAATGACATCTTCTTGATGACTACGTGGCTTATATCCCTTAGGAAAACAATTAATTAATTTCACAACCTTATTATATGATATGACTTCAATCAGTCAACATATATAAAAAATTATCATACATTTTACTACTGCTTTGTTTATTTGTAGTCTTTAATTTATAATACAATGGGCTAGTGCTGCTGTTACAAAAGCTACTAAGTGTGTACTCAAACGCAATATTATTTGATTGATTATGAATTTTAAATGGGTATGGAATTTCAAACAGCTTAATCTCATTATTAATTTCAAGATTAAACTTAATAAAAAACTGCTTTATAGTAAACAACTTAAGCTTACCTTTTTTGATAACCTTATCGTTTACTTTAAAACTAACTGTTTTAAGTAAAAACTTATTGAGCTGTGATTCGATTGCATCCTTATTTCTCATGACATCATAAAATTGAGTTTTTGTTGCGCCGACATTAACCTTAATTCATTATTAAAGTATGTCCAAAATTTATCATCACCTGGTATTGTGTTCAATACAGTAACTGTTTCTGCATTAATGTTTCGAAAATCTTGCATTAATATATCCCAGCTAACCACAAGACCTTCACTCTCTGGATTATATTTTGGAGCAAATACAGGTGCTCTATAACCTAACGATATCAAACCGTTATTTGAAGTTAAAATACTATTACTTTTTGTACAGATCATTCGTCTTGTCATTGGTTTACCTCTTACAGGCTTCCTCCGAACAAAACGAATATCTAATACATTCGTTGAGAGTAATGAATTTAACTCACTCGGTGACATCAGTCACTGGTTTGCAGATACCAAACAAACGCTGTTCATTTAAGAACATACCTTTGTTGAGAAATCCGTAGTTTTCAATTTCGAGATTTGCAATTGAAACTCCTTTATCATTAGGGAACATAACAATATCTCCAGGCTTAACATACTTAACATTTGGACCAGCAAGAATTACCTCTGCTTTTCGCCAAGCTGCTTTAATTGACTTTGGATCAATAAAGAGAGAGCCACGTTTAATGAAGTCTCCATTATCGTCATCTGTGTCGATATATTTAACTAAGATGATATCATCAAAAAGAAAACTAAGCTTATACCCAGTAAGGCCGAAGTCACCTTGGCTATGTTGGGCAAGATCGATTACACTTTTTTGAACTGGTAGTTGGTCAATGTCTGCAGGCATACTGTTACTTATATTAAGATTTTAGTAAGTCAACATACATTAACATCTCTCTTCTCGAAATAAATTCCCTTGTTGGTAAAAGATCTGATTCTTTCTTTTCAGCTTTCTTGATGTATGATATACGCTTAAACTTAAGCTTCGGAATGAGATTAAAGTAAAAGTTATATAACCCTTCTTTACTATCAAACGGTAGCATACGATTTAAGAAATTATTTACAAAACAGGTAAGGTCTCCATTATACATAGAGACCCACCTATTAATCATAAACGGACTAAAAATATTCTCATCTTCCAAATTAACGTCAATTCGTTTTTTAGAATGAAGAATACTATTCAATAAATCAAAGATTGTCACCGAGAATTTGCTTAATATTATCGTTAGTTTTATCGTACAAGATCTTCAATACACCTTGTAGTGCTTGATTTGCAGCTTGTGGACCTTTTGTATTATACATATTGATAATATCCTGCGGATTAAGTTTTACAACACTATCAACAGACTTATCTTTAAATTTTACATTTGTGGTGATAACTACACTCTCTTCGTTTACTGGTTTGCTCATATTATTACTTACACTAATTGTTGAAAATATCAAACATATTTTGAGTTAAACTTCTATTATCTTCAACGGTCATTTATTAATATAATAGAAGTTTTTACGATATCCACGCTTTTGAAATATATTTTTAAATCTAATCATTTTTTTTAAAAGTTGGTCCGTTGCTCCTTGCTGAATATCATGCTGGTTAAACATGTATAATAAAATATCCTCACGTTCTGGTTAAATTAAAATCTTTGTTGTTGCAACAAAGATATCTCTCGTCATGTCATAGAATATATCAATAACATCATTCATAAAACTATCAGCGTTATCATCGCTCATATTAGTAGAGTATGCAAAGATTGGAGCTTTTTCACCAGCCTCAATATTGATTCCTGTATGGCCAATTGCAACATTATCTTTACTAAATGTAATACTCACACTTGCTTTACCATATTGATCACCATCTTGAACCATAATATCATCACCCTTAACCTGAATAGGCTTGTTGATGTATGCGTGGAGAATATTTGCAATATTTGTATTAAGTAATCGTTGAAATGCTACAGCCCCAAAAGGATCAAGGTTTGGAATCTCCCAACAGAAGTTGATTGCTTTATTACTAAAAATATAATCTTGTGATAACGAATCTTCTAAGTCAATAAGGTTGCTAGTAACAAACATTGGAGCAATAAATGCTACAATGTCACCTGT